AAACTACCATATGTAGTTTTAGAACCTTTTCTAATTTTTGTTTTACCTGACATAAATACTATTCTAATATCCAATTCAGGATGTTGTTTTTTAATAAGAATATGTTTTTTACGATCTTCCATCGTAAACCGTCCTTTTGTTTCAACAATAATTCCATTAGGTAAGAAAAAATCTGGTGTATAATGTTTATGAATTTTAGGTACCGTATAAGCTATCTTACGTACTTCATATTCAAATGGTATTTTTCTTTCTTTAAGAAATATAGCAGTTTTAAATTCGAAACCACTTTTATAACCGTTTTGTATTGCTAATGTTTGTTGAGAAAGGGGTTTTTTCTTCTTTCCTTTTCTTGCCATTAAAACCTTTTTTAAAATAAATAATTAATAATCCCATCTAATAACAAAATTCATGTCTATATCATCTCGTTTTTGTATTGCTTGGGGTAATTTGCCTACTGCTAATAACCGTGCGCTTGAATCATATAAACCTATCATAGAAATATACGGTCGTAAAGAAGCAGTAAATTCTGGTAAAATAAATTCGCCAGGTCCGTTTGCTGTCTGTGTTGCCGTAGTAGTAGTATTTGATGGATTCGTCGATGGTTGATATGTTGCTGTAGGATTTAGTGATACATTAAATGATCCTTGTGGAATCTGTACCAATACTTTATTTTCACAAATTTTATGTGTTGATTTGTAAGTAACATTCCAACTTCCAGACATAGCTCCATGATATTGGGGCAATGGACTCGATACTATCATGTGCCCTAATTTATAAAATGTATTACCTATAACATTTGTTTGATATGCTGAACTCGATAAAAAATGATTATTTGCTAATGATGAAATATTATCCTGGGACAATGCATTTTTATAAAATCGTATTTCATCTAATGAGCCAGATAATTCACCACTCATATGTGGAGCCGGTAAAAGATCAGAACTTTCTGCTCCGAACATTACTTTTGCTTTATTGTTAACAAAAGACATCCTTCCGGTGGATCCACTATTATTTAATACACCATCAATATACATTTCAATTAATGAACCAGTTTTTTGAACTATAATATGCCGGTGACTTCCAGTAACTGCCATACTCGATGTTAGATGCCATTTCGTTGCACCAGATCTTCTACTAAAAATTAATTTTCCTGATCTTGATCCATTGGTTTGATTATATACTCTTAAGAAATATGGATATCGGGCCAATGTTTTATTTATTTCTTTTGTAATAATTGAACCTTGGCCGCCGCCGGGACTGGAGTAACTTGGTTGTCCGGGCTTCCGTTTAACTATTTGTGTTACATCCTGTACTCGTCTTTTTGAAATTATACAATTAGTAGTACTGCCAGTTACTGATTGAGATACCGGTAAATGTACCCATAAAGATATTGCAAAATCATCATTTGTTCTAAAATTTATATCTTCAAAATTGTTAGTTTTAATAAAACCATTTCCATTAAAATCGGCTTGAATGCCCGAGGATTTTAATGTATCTGTTGTTTTAATGCCTGGATTAAAAGTTACATTTTTTATAGTAGATTTAATATTTGGTTGAAATGTATTACTTTCAAATATTAGGTCATTCCGGTCTGCAACCGTTCCATAACTAGTTTTAAATCTACGAAACTCATCATTAAAACCCCAATAAGCTACTAATTTACCAGACGGTGCAAAACTAGACGTTGTAATAGCATCATCTCTTAAATTACCATTACCATCATCTCTTAACGTATAATTCCCAGCAGTTTCGTTTAAGGTAAGTGAACCAGGTTTAATTTTCTCGCCAATTTTAAAATACGGAAACGTTAAAATACTTGCTGATAAAAATAAAAATTTGGTAATGACATTTTTATCTGCTTGATCATTTTCTAATGTCTTTGTTGGATTATAAGGATGAGAATAAAATGCATGATCTACTGATTTCCATATCACTGTTTGATATGATCCATCAAAAGAATTAGTAGGATAAAATCCAGAGGCACGCATCTGCGGATCTGGTGAGTCAATAGGTGTTATACGTGAAGTATGTATTGCTTGAAATAATCCGTAACCACTGCTACTATATCCGGTGTTGTCTGCTATCCAATCTTTGTATACCTTAAAATCCGTTCGTTGAACGTTTTCTGATCGAATTGCTGCAAATACTGAAGGTTTAGGCATGCCATTTTTTGTATATTAATATTTTTAATATTCTAATTTAACTTTTATTAATGCTTCCCTGGTAAAATCTTTTAATAATGGCTTACTTAATTTTGCCACTGCTAATAATTCTCTTCGTTCGTTGTATAACCCTACTGTAGAAATATAAGATTTAGGATCAAGGAGAAAACCGGTTTGCTTAAAGTCGCCATCTGATCCGGTGACATATGATGGATTATTAGAAAGATTATATTCTGCATTTTTCACTCTTACAAAATAATGTTGAGATTTTACATTTTCTGATGATCTTGCCTGGAATCCTAATGTATCTCCTCCTTGAGTAAATAGCGCTGCGCCAGATATTGCAGTAAATAATTGAAATGCATTATTTCCATACGTATTAGATGCGGTTGCTGTTGCGAAAGAACAAGATAAATCTAACGTATCTCCATTTAATACTGCAATTCCCATCTGAGGATAAAATAATCCATAATAATGAGGAGCGGTAGAATTAAAAACTCCATTATCAATTGATCCGGAAACTATGTTATACACTTTTCCGGAAGTTCCAACGGTTGGATCTGATACAATTGAACTATCATCTATTAATCTAGTAAAATGTCCAGTTCCATCAACTCCCATAAAACCACTAGAAGTATAATTATTTGCAGGATGATTTAATACATATGCACTTCCTGATAATCGAGCTAAATTAATTTCAACATTTCCAGGATCTAATTGTTCTCGCATACGTGCTCTATTAAAGTTAACTACATAAATATTATCTGAATCAACTCCATTAAACGTGAATTTATCATCATCACGGTCAAGACATAATAATTTATATTGCGAATAAATTCCTCTAGTAGGAGTATCATTATTTTGCCCTCCTCCTATAGTTGCAGAACCACTTCCTGCTCTATTTCCATAAGCTACTGCAAATTGAGGTTCGGCACCTACAACGGTAGAACCGGATTGGAATATTTCATAATAATATTTTTTCTGAAGTGCTGTTTGTGCTGAGGAAGAAAAGAATGTAAGTAAGTTTCCAATATTGCCTGACCATAAACCTTTAGTTACTGTATCTTGTTGATTTTCTATTACATCGCCTGGTTGAAAGGTTGTAAATGTTTTTCCGTTATTAGGAATTAATAAACTTTGTTTGTATCTAGCAACTGCTCTTTGTATTTGTTCTTCAACTGACATTTGGTTCATTTTTGTTGCGGCCGCACCGGGGGTGCCTGTATTAATTGAAACTCCTGCTCCTCCACCTAGGCCAGGAGCTGATGTTCCACCTAGGCCAGGAGCTGATGTTCCTCCACTTCCGGGCGGTGGATATCCGGATGCAAGAGTTCCTCCATTCGAAGTAACATAATTTGCAGCTGCTTGGCCAGACATGGCCAATGACATCCCGGGCTGTCCTGGAATCGTTCCAACTAATATTCCATTTGTATCAAATATTTGACCTGGGGCTTGATCATCTCCAAAACGCGCCATATTCTTATTTCCTTTTATTTAATTATCTTGATGCTAATCCCACTCCAGGTGTAGTAGCTACTGATTGAATTCTAACTGTAAAGGCTTGGGATACTTGTCCACCGGTTTCATTTCCTATAATCGTAATAGTTGCTGATTTAGCAGAAATATAATTTCCGTTACCCTTAATTCCAAAAGACATTCCAGAGACAGTAACGGACTGAGCTGCTTCATTTTCTCCAATTTGTTGAGGAATAGTTGCTGCAGCTAATTGAGCTGGAGCTTGGGTTACGACTCGTATGTCAGCCACTGTTGAATCACTTAGTATTAATGTATATCCATAATTTGAATTTCCTCCGGAAAAGTTAATTGTATCTGGATTTAATATTACTTCTTCTCCATTTCCAATGGTGCCAATAGATCCGCCGGCGGATATTACCGGGATCCTACGAGTATTTTTAGGCAATGTTACTAATTTATATCGCATCATTTGAGTCTCATCAGGCAATGCTTCTATTAATGGTAAATTTTCAATAACTACACCATAATATGCTGTTCCCAATGGATGATCTGGGTTCCATAAATCATAATCAATTTCATCATCTGCTAGAGCAAATTGTGTAATATCAAATTCATTACGCCCACGAGCTAATAACTCTCTACCCTTTCTGGTTAGAATTGCATCAACTGTTATTGATGTATTATTTAAATATCCCATAATAATTATCCTTTTACTTTTTAATAAATATCACTTATATGAAAAAGTCATCGATATTATATCTTTTTTTAAAGGTTATCCTTTTTTAGTATTTAATTTTAATTTACTATTTGAGTTTTGGTCCGTGTATTTTAAAATATTTGGATTTGTAACCGTAAACGATACTACTGGTCCGTTATCAACCGTTTGTGCCGAATCAATGTTAAAATCCTCTCCTTCTAATTTACAACCATTATAATATAAATTCATTTGTCCGGCGAACTCATCATCGCGATAACAAGCATCTACTAATGATCGTGAATAATATAATCCTTTAGATTCACTTATTGTTATATCCCAACCCTTTTTATATGGAGTAGTTGCCCATGCTGCGGATGAACTATAGTGATATATTACCTTTTTCCAAATATATGATGGTCTACAATTTACTACCATTGCACCGGTGGCGGAACAAGGAGTTTCAATTTGTGCTGGATTGGACATTGGTTGAGGGATGTACATTGGTAAAGAACCAGATCCCATTATTGCAATGTCATCTACATGAAAGGTTGACGCAGAGGAGAAAGACCAAATGCCGGCGTCTAGTACGTCTGGACTTGGATTGGCAACGGCTATGGAATCATAAGTCATAACCGGAGTTGTTAAATCGTTATGGTTCCATACTGTATATTTTGCACCGTAGGCATCTGTATGAGGTTTTATTTTGAGGCGGTAGGTGTGGCCGGCACCGATGAGCCCAGATCCTTGGTTGCCATGAGAAGCAGTACCTTCATATATGTAAATATCATTGGTGTGCAGATAAAATTGAAATGCAGCGTTCTTATAAGTATAAGTTGGATTACTACCTACAGGTTTTTCACTTCTATTTCCGATGCCAATCATCATTCTAGGTTCTGAAAGTGATCCCCATACTTTTTGTATTGTAATATCTGCTATGAACTCTAATTTTCCAGCCGTACGAGACCATCCTTGTACACTTCGTAGTTCTCCATCCCAACTATCAGGTAATGATGATTGACTCATAAATAAAACACCGTTTTCTGTATATGTTCTTGTAGTTGCATTCCGATTCCATTGAGATCCGGTGCCGGAATCTACTTGAATATTATCTATAGCAAATTCATCCGCACCAGGAAGCCCAGAACCGGTTACATCTTTGGAAAAGACACCCACATCAAGTAATGAGGCACTCGACAACCCGGAGCCAAACATAGATGAAGTTGTAGCTATAGGTGTAGTCAAATCTGGGTGTTTATATAATGCATATCTTGATCCGGAGTATTCTCTAGGTTGAATCTCAATACGATATTTATCATTTGCAGCTACACCGCTGGCTTTTAAAACATAGTTGTGGGAGCCCCTATCTCGAACCGCAATTGATGTTGCATCAAAATAAAATACATGAGCTCTATGAGAATCAGTACTAACAGACAAATTAAACGCATCGATTGAATCTGCTGCATCACCAAATCCAACCATGAATTTACAATTTGTTTTTAATACACTAATATCTGCGGAAAAAATAACATCTTCATTTCTTTTGAAGCGCCGAATAGATCTTAATTCATTTCTCCAACCACTAGTATAACTAGGAGAACCACTTAAAAATAATTGTCCATTAATTGTCTGATTGCTAGTAAAATCATTTGTATACCAAGCAGATCCTGTTAACGATCCGGAATCTATTAATTTCGCTCCCGGGATTATAGATCCAGAAGGTCCTCCAAAGTCATAAATTATTTTTGGTATTCCGGAAGACGAAATTGCTGAGCCAGATACTCCTCCAAAGTCATAAGTTGCAAGTGTACCCAGTCCTGATACATATCCATCTTTATAAGCTAAATCAATTGTATTTTGATCTACACGAGATGCAGAACTCAATCTCAATAAATTTTGTATATCTGTACATTGAAATCCTGCTATTGGACTAGTACCAAGAATAGAACCAGAATGATATTGATATTCTCCACTTTCGGAAATTTTCCAATTTACCGATGATGTATATGTGAGCTCATCACCACTTGCTAAAATTGACCAATCCATTGATGACGTATATGTTGGATAATCAGCACTTGCAGTCGGTGACCAGTTTATAACCGAATCATATTTTGGTTCTGTAATTGTCGGTTGTTTATTTATTAAAACTTTAGACCGTTCTAATATATTTGGTTCTATTAAAAGGCCTGCAGCGACTTTTGATCTCGCTGGAAGTAGTTGTTTTATCTGCTGAAATAATGAAAAATCGTATAACGAAAATATTCTTATATATGCATTAACATCATTTTTGTTAGTAAACTTTTGCCAATATTCCTGAGAAAATCTTATTAATTCTGGATAGGAAGATTCAAATTCGTCTGCCGGGTTACCGATATAATTATCTAATTCAATAAACCCAATCTCATCAAAAATATCTTTATTAATTTGGTCTTGTGCCGAGTAAAATAATCCAAGCCGAGGACTATCAACTGGTGCTGTATCATATTGACTCTGTTCACCTCTAGTTACCGGACTTAATCTACGGATCAAACTATTATCTTCAAGCCTAATTTTTTCTGAATGAAGATTATCACCTCCAATACTTGGAGTATTTATATAATATTGTTCTGTTACTCTTTCATAGTTATCTCCACCGGGTGGATTTGCTTGAAAGTTACTCATTGAAGCATAAGTATTAAACCAACTTTTATCACCAGTTTGCGTTAATTGATTGGGGTGACTTGATGAAATAATTTTATAAGCGGCTAGGCTATGATCATATGCCTTTACGTTTGTACCAAATTTATATTGACGAACTAAATTATAATACGAAGACGTAGGATTTGAACCAACATAACTTGCTGGGTTAAGTGTATGTTCATCAAATGATTGCGCTGTAAGTACTTCAACCCATTCATGATATTCTTGAACCGATCCGGTGAACATGTTAGTATTAAGTTGGTGCCCTTTAAAGCTACCGGTGTTACCACCCAACAATAACCATGAACTACTTCCTGTACACCAAATATTAAATCCATCTGTTATAGTCGGAGTTAATGACAACGACGAACTATGTACTATTTGTCCGTTAACACAATCACTAGCCTTTTCAACTTTAACATATATTGGAATATTAGTACTTGAAGTATAAGGAGAAGTTGTCCAAAGTTTTACGTTCCACCAATCATTATCATATAAAGGAATATAATCTGTAGACGCACTTTGATAAGCTAATGTTGCACTGTCAGATTGAAACGAAAATCTTAAACGGCCATATTTAGTACTTCCAGATAAAGAACCGGTATATTGTAATCCTAAATCCCACATTGGATGACTAAAATTAACTGGATTATTATCGCCTTCTGTACTTGAAGAAACACAAGTCAGTAGGGGCATATCATGATAAGCACTTAATTCTGGCTGGAACCGGAATTCTACTGTATCTGGTGGTCGGTCGCCACCAATTCCTTGGCCTTTAGGTACAGCACCAGATATATCATAATACCCTCTTGGTATTTGTACATATGATCCTGTTGCTATTCGAAGTGCATATGAAAATCTATCTTCTACTAAAGCTGGTTTAGTATTAGCAACTGCAGGACCACCATATTCTCTAATACTCAATAAAGTACTTGGAATTCCGTAAGAATTCATAAGAGCTTTAATACTTCTACTTGTACCTTTTGTTTTTAATATATACGGTAAGTTATTAACTATTCTACGCCAGACTTCATATGTAAGATCTTCACTTGACTTACTAAACATTGAACCGGTGGATTGAAACGATCCACTAACATTTTTACCAAGTTTATATTGCCATAGTTGATCTGCCTGTTTTCCATTTACTAAATGTACGCCCATTGATTGAGCAATATCATATAGAAGTTCATTACTTGTACCAAGTTTAGGATGTTCTTCTTTAGTAAACGTATCTGTTAATTCTTTTATATAAGACCATAAAATATCAAAATGTTGGCCAATCATATTCACAAATAAAAGAAATTGATCATTACTTTCATCTAATTGAATAAATTCAGGTATATTTTTAAGTAGTGCATTTTGATTTTCACGATCAAAATTAGATCCGGATATCACGAACCCATTGTACCAAGCTATTCCTAATGATGATGTAGAGTGATGTAATTTCCAACCTTTATCATATCCACTTACACTACCTGTTTGAATATATTTTGGAAAGGTTGTTAAAGACCCGGTAATTCCATGCGTAAATAAACTCGACGTAGAATCGTTATAAAGCCATCTTTCAAAATTATCAAAACCTCCAATTACAATATCTTTACGCTTTTGATTAACAGTAACATTATTAATTAATGATCCGGAATCAGAACCAGAGACATTTGTGTTAAGATAATTTATCTGATCATCGTAATGTTCTATTAATTGTACTTTATAATAAAAATTCTTTACCCTTTCTTCAGCTGAACCATAATGAATGAAATTATTAAAATCTGTATAATCGATTCCTAACGCAACGCCTTGTAACGAACCACTAAAATAATTATCTATAATTTGTTGAGAAGTAGCTGTTGTAGTATCTAATAAATCTGTCCATGTTTTAAAATCTGTTTCTGTGCCTTGATTATATGTTGCTGCATCAAAATTTGGGCCACGTAATGTATTTTTTGGAGGAGCTACCGGTGGAGATTGAATAACTATATTATCCACATATGGCTTGGTAACTTCAGATGATATCCATACTCGCTGTTTTTCTGTAATTTCTTCTGGTAAAGGTTCATATAATTTTATGTATATATTTGTACCTTCAACCCAGGCATTTATGGCCTTATAAATATTATTTTGACCAAAATTTAATATAAAATAACTTAATTGTGTTTTATCAGTTAATTTTGCTGTTTTAACATAACTTTCAAATAAGGATATGGCCTGGCCAATAGTCTGCGTCCCTGATGAATTACTAGGTGACATAACTGGTTCTGTTAAAACTAGATGTACTTCATCACGGTCCGGGGAAATCTCTTTAAGGAATAAAGATTGATTTTGAGCACTTCCAACCCAATCATGATGAAAATTATATACAATTTTATATTGTCCCCTAATTAATCCTAGGTCTGTAAATGCTCCTTGTAAGTTTAACTGTAAAAATCTCCCGGATTGCGTGGTTTTAATATCAGTATCAGTAAATTGATGGTTACCGGTCATCCAAGTACCATCAGGCGAATAAACATGAAATTCTGATATATAATTATTCTGGATGTTTGCTGGATTGATTAACGAAATTTTAGGAGTGATTTGTAGTATATCCAAATCCTCTGAAGTGTATCGGAGACCTTCAGTTGGGTCTGTAGTTTCTAAAATCTGACCACTATTTGTATATTGATCTAATGCCATATTTTATGCTCCTACTGGTGGTCCGGGTGGCGGCGTTGTTGTCGGTACTCCTGGGGCACTTTCATAATATTTTTCATCACCCGGTGGATAATAATCTGTAAGCCATTCTTTATCCCATTTATCAGGCCCAGTATTTAAATATATTTGATATTCTTCTAACGTTAAAGGAGTTACATATAAACCAACATTAGTATAAGGATATGCCGATTCCCAAAATGGTGAATGGCGCTCAACTATCGGATCACTTGGATTTAAAATTTCATATGATGTTCCATGAATTGTTTTAAATACTGCATCTGCTCCACGAAGTTTATATTTGGTGCCTGAAATGACGTATGGTTCCAGCGATTCTGCAGTTTCCGGAGTAGGAAACCAAAAACCTCTTCTCTGTCCCCGGAAATTCACATCATCAATTGAATATGTATTAGCACCAGGTCCGGTATATGTATCACCATCACGATTTTTGTTGCCATATATCCATGCCGCGCCTGGGACACTAAAAGAATTGGCACTCCACCAAAGAGCTCCATTTATTGGACTACCATACCCTGTATTAACATATGGTTTACTATTTTCAGAAAAAGTTGGTACTCCATTTGTACGTGCTATAGCATCAAAAAGAATAATTGCATCTTTTCTCTGTCTGAAATAAGAAGGAATTTGTACACCGTTTATGACAGCATACTCTGCATTATTTTCAGGATGATGTTCAAGGGAGGGGCCGGGGCTCTGGGGTAATGGTCGGGTAGACCTATAATCAATTATTGGTCGCCACTTACCATTTATTAATACATATAAAGAAGTTGGCGGCGCACCGGGTTTGTATTGACCCGCATCTGGACCTGTTAAATCTCCAGGGACAAATACCATCTTTCCTTCATATTTAACTCGCATTGAATCCCAATATCCTGGTTGACCTGGATTATCAGGTGGTAATGCTTGATAACCAGTTTCTGATGGGTGGTAATCTGTCCATTCAGACCATCTTGGCCAATTAGTAGGGACAGATACGTTATTAGGAATTTTATTCCAAAAATTTACATCGTCTATTATCTGAATTGAATCATATGACGAATTTCTTTCTCTTAACAATACTTGGACATGTTTCCACCAATGATCTTGGATTGTATTTCCACTATTCCTTACAAGTCTTTGTTTTTTACCATCTATCATCCACCAAATATCCCAATTCCTCATATCCTGCCGGCCGGATGGCTTTCTAATAAATGTTCCATCAGACGGCATGAATTTAAACAACTCTTCTTCCGCGGCAGCTTGGGCTGCTTCTGCAGCTACAATTGGATCAGCAGTTACCGGTGGTGGAAAATAAGTAAATTTAGTATCTACAACATTATCAAATGATGAAAGTCCGATTTCGGTTGTAATTAACGGTACTCCTAATTTAACTTTGTCAGATGAATTTATTTGTAATTCCACTATGCCTTTAGAATTGCGAATTATATCACGATCTAATGATTCTCTGGAAATAGAATCATTGGTTATTTGTTCGGTTTGTGTATTGTCATATGGCATAACGTTACCTTATTACTTTAAAATAATATCCATTATCAAATATTTGAGTATCATTTCCACCATTTCGTTCGACTTTAAAAACAAACTTATAATATCGCTCTGGTTGAAAAGAATTTAATCGGACATTAAAATAATTTCCGGAGCTGTCACAACTTAATTTTGTATAATTTTTATCAAATGGTATTATTGTTTCTTCTGTTCTTGAATCTTTAACTGAATAGTAGGATGATGTTGGTAAGTAATCAACTGATAAATATACTGATGAAGTTGAATATACTTTTGTTGGATATTGTGACCTACCTACTATTCGAAGTTTAGCTTTTGATGATTCTTTATATTCCGGCCGTAAATTTTTAAAATATAATACAATATCTTCATCCGTTAATGCTGATAATGATCCGGTTACAAATGAACTGTCATCCCAAGCTATTTCTAGTCTAGGAACATAGATCGTATGTGTATCTCGTCCAAAAAATTTCAATTTACCAAAAACAGCACTACCGGATTCATCTCCATTAGGCCTTTTGATAATTAGTCCATTATTTGGTATTGAACCGCTTATCCATTGTTTAACAATATTCGTTACATCCATTCTTACATCGGGAGATGTGTAATTAAATGATTGAGTTGCTGCTGAGGCAGTATACCAACATCCGCCTCCTGCATTCGTAACCCAGGAACCGGTTGAATCTGCTGCAAATGAAGATGTCTGCCATCTAGTTGCTGTATCTGTATTATCACGATAATACCATGAAGCCCCATTGGTTATCTTAGGAACATCATTAGTATTACCATTGCCATTATCCCAGGATTGACTCAAAGGATATGCCGCTAATGAATATGAAACAGGTAAGTCTGTAGCATCTATAGCTCTTAAATTTAAATGGTAACTTGCATTACTACTTATTTCACCTTTTGTTATTGAAGAAGAAATTGAAGATAAGTCAAACTGCATTAAAATTCGTGAATTATATGTATTTGCCCATTTCCAACCATCAGATGAGACTTGATCTTTTGTCCATTTTGTAATTTCTAAAATAGGATCAATTCCAGTATTTTGTGTTGGTTCCTTTTCATATAATGTTGTATCTTTTTCAGGATATATAAGATAATACATTGAATTTTTCTCCTAAGTTAAAATGTTACTACTCTTCCTTTAATATCCTTATCTGGATATTTAATTTCGAATATAGCAGGGTCCATTGATGGATAAACTGTTTTATTTTTTGTCGCAGTGTTAATGTCATATACATTTCCAGAATAACCTTCGTTTGTATCAAATAAGTTTACAAATTCAAGCTCAACTACTGTTTGTACTCCTTTTATTCTATCTAATGCACTCATTAAAGTAGAAATATTAATGGGTTCATTTATTTGTTGATTATCATTATTAAAGGTATCTTTTAAATATTTTATACATCGTAATATTACTTCATTACTATTAGCATTTGGAACAGTAATTATTTCAAATTCTATCCCAATATTAATAATATAAGCAGTTTTTATATTAATTGCATCAGTCATTACCCGGAATTGAGATAAATATGTTTTTAAATTTTCTTTTAATGCACTATTTAATCCAACGAAATTTTTATTTTGATCATACCCTAATGTATAAAGATTTAATGCCAAAGGATTTGGGATTATTTGGTCTGGATTATTACTTTCTATTTGTTCATCTTGAACTATAAATGCTTTTTGAACTGCACCATATTTTGCTGGCATAGAATAACATCGCGCTATATAATCTTCCTTGGTCACAACTCTATTTTGCGAGGCAAAGGTTGCCATGGCGTCTTGTCGGATATTTTCGATATTTTGTTTTAACGCTCCGCCGGTAGCTGGTTCCGGATTATTAACGGCTACTGATGCTTGTACCTGACTCATCACTGTATTATCTAAATTTGGTGATACGGCGGTGGCAAATGATATTACATCAACAGTATTAATTGTATTTAACGCAACATTATCGGAGACTCCTTTTCCTAATGAATATTTAACCGTTAATGTTGTATTTGATGGTGCAAGACCATATGTTTTTGTATATAAAAAATTTGTCGGATCAACATTAGCAGAAACAGACCGGTCCAAATAAGATAATCCCATTCCTACATTGGTTGGATTAGGAATAATATCCTCATCCGAATCAGTACTTAATCCAGAACCAAATTGAAGTTCCATTAAACCATCCTGTCTTAATCTAGTTATAAATCTCCGCGGAACACGTTTTAAACACATCAAATAAGGTACTGTACTTCTGTGTTGTGATGTTGCGGGACTATTAAATGAAATATTTTCTACTGGATTCATAATTGTTTCTTGAGCTAAATAATCTACTTCAGTCCATGCATTACCATCTACATCTGTTACACTTACAATATCAACTACATTTGCATCAGGTAAAACAATTTTGTCATAAACTTTAGGGTCCGCAAATGCAAACGTACTAGTTTTTAATTCTCCGGATACTGCATTAACTTGCTTTTTCAAAAGATAATATGTAATATTTCCCGTATCATCCACTTCGTATACAGATATATCTGATGGACTTGCTGAACTTGAAAATTGAAAATCTACAGAATCTAATGATCTAAATTTTACAGCATTTATATTTGAAACTTCCATGTTAGTCTTTACTGAAAGTGCATATCTATAATCTGGCCGGGCGTCTGCTCCAGATCCTACTGCCGGAAGGAGTTGATATACATCTAATTTAACATTTGCTGGAGTTACTGTTTTTGGCTTATATCCATATACTTGAGATAATGTATATAAATTAGATCTTTCTTGGACTTGAGACATCAAAGATTCTCTTAATTGTGTATCTGTATAGAATGATAAAACGTCTCCTACATATGATGCCATTTCCATAAACATCATTCCAGGCGACGATTCATTAAAATCATTATAGGTATTTGGAAAATAGTTTTTTGTAAAATCTATTAAATTTTTTCGAAATTTCCCAAAATCTTTATTTAAATATTTTACATCCTTTTTAATGATTGACATTTTACATCCTTTTTATTCTATTATTCCTACTCCGCCTTGATTTACTATTATATTAATAACCTGGTTAGCTCCTTGTTCTGTTGTTCGATATGATAATTTTATTGATATCATATAACCATATCCTCCGCCTTGATTATCTGCATCCATATTAACATCTAATCCATCAATAATAATATACGGTAACCAAAATTTAATATCTTCTGATAATTGATCAGTTAATATCTCTCTCAAATTTTCCGTGTTAGGCTCAAATAAACTATCATAAATTTGAGTTCCAAATGTAGGATGCATTAGGCGCTCACCTTTACGAGTTAATAACAAATTTTTTAAATTTGAAATCGATTGTTCTTCAGTGGTATAAGATAATGTAAATGGACCACCTCCGGTAGCGGAGCCTGATAATTGATTTTGTGTTACAGATCTGCCTCCAGGAGAACTATTAAATGGTAATTTTACACCAATTGCCACATCTGGTTCTAGATCTAATGGATTATATTGATATTCAAGTCTGGCCATTAATTCTTAACCTTCTTTTTATCCATTGCTTTTATTAAATCAGAATAGTTTCGTGTAAAAGCAGTTTCTAATTCTTCTGGTAAAGCTTGTACATTTACTGGATTTCCGGAAAGGTCTGTAGATGGGGTTGCATTGGTTGATACAGTCCCTGGATTATTTTTATTCATTATATCAGAAAAATTAGGGACATTGCCTGTATCATATGAATTCATTGTCGGAAATTCTTCAAATTGTACTTGTGGTCCGGTGTCGTGCATTTCATTTCCGTCCATAGAACCAGCTGTTTCATTTAATAAATCATTTAATAAATTATTCTCAGTAAAGACCTTTTTCTTTTGTTTAGGAAGTTTTCTAGGTTGAGATTTTTGTGTCATTTTATATAAATCCAT